GTCGCGGCCTTGTTGCTCGCGGCAAGATCGAGCGCGTCCGAGATGTCGACGCAGAGTTGGCCCGCCTCGGCTACACGCCGCCCAATTCTGAGCGCGAAGTAGTTCCCGCTCCGAGGCGGGTCGACACCACTCCAAAGAAGAAGCCCGCACGAAAGAAGGTCTAGGACATGGCGATTACGAACGGCTACGTCACGCTCGCCGAGTTCCAGAACTACACCGGGATGTCGACGCTCACCGCGGCGGAGACGGCCTCAATCGAGGCCGCAATCGAAGCCGCCTCCCGATCCATCGACCGGATCGCAAACCGTCGCTTTTATTTGGACTCAGTCGCCTCTAATCGGCTTTATCGTCCCGTCGACTACTACCGTCTCATCGTCGACGACATCGGTTCGGTCAGCGACATCGCCGTCAACCTCGACGCCACCGGGAACGGTTCCTACACCGACACGCTCACACTAAACACCGACTACATTCTCGACCCGGTGAACTCGCTCGCGAAGGGACGCCCGTTCACAATGGTCACGCTCGTCGGTTCTATGGGAACGTCGTCGTGGCCGTTTCCGACTTCGTTCCGTCCCGCGGTACAAGTAACCGCGCGTTGGGGATGGCCGTCCGTACCGGATGACATCGCCGAAGCGTGTCTCATCTTGAGCGCGGACTACATGAAGCGCGCCTCGAGCGTCGGCGGCGTCGTCGGCTTGTCCGAGTTGGGCGCTATCCGAATGAGTCCCCTCGGGCGCGATATCGCCGCAATCGTGCGCGCATACCGCCGCGAGGTAGTTGCGTGACCCCGTCAACCGTTCGCGACAAACTCAAGGCCGCCGTCAATATCACCGGGCTCCGTGTCTATGACACCGTCCCGGACGGCTTGATCCCTCCCGCGCTAGTCATCGGACAACTCTCGATCACTTGGGACCTTGTCATGGCTCGAGGCGCAGACTCCGCCGAAGTCGACCTCATTCTTATCGCCGGACGCATGAGCGACCGAGCCGCGCAGGACTATCTCGACTCGTTCCTCACCGCTTCCGGGACTAATTCGATCAAGACCAAAGTCGAAGCCGATCAGACGCTCGGCGGCTCCGTTACTTCGGTGCGAGTAGTGACCGCCACCCCGATCTCGCTGACCGTGTCCGGCGTCGAAATGCTCGCCTATAGGTTCGCGGTAGCGTTGTGGGGATGAAATACCGCGTCACCGCTCGAAACCTTGTCTCGTTCGAGATGGGTCAGATCATCGAGGCCGCCGATCTAGCGGCCCGCGGTATCGACGTCGAGAAACGAGTCGCGACCGGACACCTCGAGACAGTCGCCGACTATGATCGACCGAAGAAGAAAACCTCTAGCAACAAAGCACCGGAAAGCGAGTAGTATTTAAAACATGGCAACAGCGACCCAACTCGGCACGGCGGCGGTCTTTACCGTTGGCGGCGTCGATCTCAAGGACCAACTCACCTCGATCACAATGGACCCGAACGTCCCCGCATTGGTGGCTACAACGCTTGCGGATGACTCGGTGCAGAATGTCGCCGGTCTTCCAGACGCTCAGACGACTTTCACGGTGCTCGGCAACTTCGCTACGACCGAAGCAATTCAGACCCTCTTCGGTGACGTAGGCACGAAGACCGACATCGTCTACGAGCCACTCGCCGGAGCACCCGCTACCTCGTCGCCAAAATATGAGCACATCGGCGGGTACCTCGCTTCGCTGCCGATCACGGTCAACGTCGGCGAACTCGTTGAAGTGACCGTCACCTACTCGGGCGGCAAGATCACGCAGGACATCACGCCGTAATGTTGCGAATCTCCGTCTCCGTTGAGCGGCGGGACGGAAGCCGGGAGGAGTTCCCGGTGCTCCCGCCGACAATTATCGCCTTCGAGCGTCACGCAAAAGTAGGACTCGCCGCCGCATTCGGTGGAGGTGACGCCAAGTTTGAGCACATTTACTACCTCGCATGGCTCGCCGAGAAAGACTCCGGAAACGTTGTAAAAGTGTTCGACGAATGGCTCAAGAACATTGTCGACGTCGACGTCATTGACTCCCCAAAAGGATAACGCGAGGCACTTTCGCCGAATGGATAGCGGCTCTCGCGATCGAGACACATATCGCGCCGAGTGATCTTCTCGCGTCACCTCCGGAGGTTCTAGAGTGTATGGCGGACCTACTCGAGCGGCGTAGGCGCGCACAAGAGCAAGCACAAAAGAAACGAGGCCGCCGCTAATGGCTACGAGTGGAACATTCGGATATCGCGTCGAGGGACGAGAAGGCTCCGTCAAAATCGAGGGACTGTCAAAGGTTCGACGCGATCTCAAGAAACTCGCAAAAGACGTCGACTACGGCGATCAGTTTCTCGCATTAAATAAACGATTAGCGGATGCGGTAACTAAGGACTCGATGAATCATGTGCCGGTTCGTACTGGTGCGCTTCTAGGATCACTCAGGGCCGCCGCCTCCTCTAAGTCGGCTCGAGTCAAGGCGGGCTATAAAGCGGTCCCATACGCCGGACCGATCCACTTTGGATGGCCCGCACGATTTATCAAACCTCAACCGTTTATCTATGACGCGATCGACAAGCGTCGCCGCGAAGTAGCAGAACGCTACGCAGAACTGATTACGAAACTCATCAGAACCAATGACCTAGACGGTCGGAGATAGAATCCGCCCGTGGCTATCGTCTCCATAACCATCGCGGGCAACGCCGCACCGCTCCGAAACGAACTCAACAAGGCCGACGGCCTAATGGGAAAGTTCGGCGGAACCGTCACCAAGATCGCCGCCGCATCAGCCGCCGCGTTCGCCGGTATCGCCGCCGGTCTCGCCGTCGCAACTAAAGCCGCCGCCGAAGATCAACAAGCCTTCGAGCAACTTCGCATCGCGATAAAGAACACGACCGGCGCGTCCGAGGCGATGATTAAAGCGATCGACGAGCAGATTCTCAAGATGGCTATCGCTACCGGCGTAGCCGACGATCAACTACGACCCGCGTTCGGGAACCTCGTTCGCGCCACCGGAGACGCCGCAAAAGCACAAGACCTACTCTCGACCGCGCTCGACATCTCAACCGCAACCGGAAAGCCACTCGAAGCCGTCTCGATCGCGTTAGCAAAAGCGGCGAACGGACAAGTCACCGCACTCACCCGCCTCGGTATTCCGCTCGACGAGAACGCCGTCAAGTCGAAAGACTTCGCAACGATCCTCGAACAATTAAACGGAACTTTCGGAGGAGCCGCCGCCGCTAACGCTGACACGTTCGCCGGAAAGATGGCTCGCCTCCAAGTCGTCATAGGTGAGATGGTCGAAACCGTCGGCGGATGGCTACTTCCCATCATCAGCGACCTCGCGACCCTCTTCCTCGACCGGGTAGTTCCGGCGCTCACAACACTCGGAGACGTAGTCGGACCCAAAGTCGAGGAAGTGTTCGGACGCATGGCCGACTTCATGCGGACCCGAATCTTCCCGATTATTAACGACTTTGTCATCCCGGCATTCGAGCGGTTCCGCGATATCTTCCTCGAGTCCGTCATCCCAACGATCAAGACGATCGCCGTCCCCATCTTGAACGGGCTCCGTGACATCTTCGACAAAGTCTCGGCAAAGGTCTACGAGAACCGCGACTCGTTCGTCGCGATCGGTGACTCATTAGCCGACGTCTACGCTTTCGTGCGCGACAAAGTAGCGCCCGTGTTCGCTTGGGTATTGACCGGCGCGTTTAAAATCGTGAGCGCCGCGATCGGTCCGCTACTCGACGCACTCTTCACGATCATGGACGTAATGAAAGAGGTCTTCGACTTTACGTTGAGCATCTCTCGACGTTTCATCGACGTAATCGTCGGCCTCGTTAACGGCGTAGTCGGTGCGATTAACGTCCTCATCGACGGTTTCAATTCGCTCCCGGCTCCGCTTCGATTCGGTCAGACGATCGGCAACTTGACACCGATCACCGCGCCGTCGATCGGCGGGAGCACAAACCCGCAGAACACGGGCGGCGGCACGACTTGGCTCGGAAGCGAGAATCGCGGCAACATGCCGACAGTCACGACCCCGACGCTTGACTTCGGCGGAGGTGGGGGCGGCGGCGGCGGTGGAGGCGGTGGAGGCGGCGGAGGTGCGGCTACTCCGGTTTCGATTGCCCCATCTCAGCCGATCCAGTCAATACTCCCGGACTACTTCATGGCCGACCCGACCACTCAAGCCGCGATGAATATCACCGTAAACGTGAACGGAGCACTCGCCACTCAAGCCGAGATCGCTGACGGCGTCTATCAGGCTCTCCGCGTCGCGCAAGACTTGAACGGCCCTCTACAACTTTCAATCGCATGACCGCCGCGACAGTCCTAAACGCGGGCGACTACGACCTCCTCGTCGACGTCGGCTATCCGCTTGACGCCTTCACACTCGACAATGCGACACAAGGAGTGCTCGATAGCGCCTTCGTTCTTGACGGTTCGACCTCGTTCGCCTCGGTGATCGACGGCACTCGTTCTATTCGGGTAAAAAGAGGTCGACAAGACCAGACGGACGCATTCGCTACGGGGACGATGTCGTTCGTACTAGATGATACTCGAGCCGGCGGAGTCTTTAATCCATTCGACGACTCACCTACAAACCCATACTATGACCAAACCGGCAACGTTCCCGGACTTGCTCCCGGACGCATCGTCAAACTCGCGCGCTACGACAACGCCTCCGCCGAAGAACTTTTATTCGTTGGTGTAATCGTCGACTATGACCTTCAGTTCAGCGTTGGAGGACTGACGACGGTAACAGTCTTATGCGCGGACGATAACTATCGACTGGCTAATACCACCATCTCAGCACATACACCAATCGTTCAACTATCCGGCGCTCGTATCGAAGCAATTCTCAATCGAACCGAGGTCGATTATCCGGGAGGCTCGTCCCGCTCGATCTCATCGGGAACCGTCAACCTCGGTGATTACCCGATCGCCGAAGGCACAAACGTAAAAGCGTACCTCGATCAGATAACAGCAACCGCAGAACGCGGACGCATTTATCTATCGCGAGACGGCGTCCTTACGGCAACGAATCGAGTCGGCTCGACAATATCCGGACCGTCGGTAGTCTTCTCGGACGCCGGAACTGATACGCCATACAGCGAACTCGATATCGCGTTCGACGCTGACGGAATCGTTAACCGTGTCACCGTCACCCCGATCGGCGGTACGACAGAAGTAGCAACCGATACCGATTCGATAGATAAATACTTCACGAAAACACTCGACGTCGGGAGTTCGTTACTCGACCAACAAGGCGACGCCTCCGCTCTTGCTAGTTATCTTCTCAAACCAGAACCCGCGCCACGATTTACCGCCGTCGGAGCATCTTTCGCATCGCTCACCACATCCGAACGCGACGCCGTAGCGATCGTCGATATCGGCGACACGATCGAAATTACTCGAACGATCACCACCGGAAACACCACCACAACGATTACTCAGGAATTACAAGTCGAAGGCGTCGAACATACCCTCACCCCGGGAAACGGCCACTCGATCCGATTCTACACATCCCCGACCGACATAGTCACGCTATTGGTCTTGGACGTCGGCAACCTCGACGAAGACGTACTAGGATAGGACGCACCTATGGGAGCAAACGCGCAAACCACCGTTCCGTCATTCACGGCTCAACAGATCCTCACAGCCGCGCAAATGAACGACTCCGCGCGTACTGGTGTGCCAGTATTTGCAACCACCACAACACGCGACGCGGCATTCGGTGGAGCCGGAGAAAAAACTCTCGCCGAGGGACAGTTGTGTTACCTCGAGTCGACTGACGTAGTTCAGTATTACAACGGGAGCACATGGGCAACCGTAGGACCAATTCCGACGCCGGGTTTGACGCTCATTACGGCGTTGACAACTTTCGGCCCTGTTGCTTCTGTGAGTCTTGCTAACGACACGTTTACAAGCACCTACGAAAACTATCGCATTATGTTAAATACTGACGCGGCTTCTGCTTCGACTTTAACAGTCAGATGGAGGGCCGCAGGAGTTGATGCTTCAACCGGCCCGTATTATTGGGCGCAAACTCAGAGCCGATTTAATGCGACCTCAAGCGTTTACGGCGGTAACAACGTGACCTCAATGCAACTAGGAATCGCGCTCGGAAATATTGCGTCGTTTGCGATCGACGTCATGAATCCAAAAGCGGTAAAGCGATCAAAAATTATATTTAACGGCGTCGGATGGGAACCCTCCGGAGGCGCAGGCACGACGGGAAACATCGTCGGTATGGGATATCGAGATTCGGATACCTCCTACGACTCTCTTACGATTCTCGGGACTACCAACTTCAGCGGTTCCTATACTGTCTATGGGTATAACTGATGAAGACTCAAATAGGCGAAGAAGTGCGCGATATGACCGCGGAAGAGATAGCGGCGCATGAACTAGCGACCCAAGACACTATCGCGGCGGCGCAACAAACTGCCAACAAAGAACAAGCGAGGCGCGACGCGTTAGCAAAATTGGGACTCACGGAACAAGAGATCGACGCGATAATCGGTTAATCGCTTAGACTCGGAGCCATGTCTCCCGAGATTAAAGCCGTGCTCACAAGTTGGGCGAAGATATTCGTCGCCGCCGTTATCGCTTGCTATCTCGCCGGAGTGCGCGATCCGTGGATGCTTCTCGACGCCGGACTCGCCTCGACGCTCCCGGTGATCTACAACGCGCTCACGACATCAGATAAGCGATACGGACGCAAGTGATACCGTGGCGCGTCCAGTCAGAAAAGTAATACTCCCGTCCGATCTCGAAGGCGTCCGGAACGGGCAAATCCCGCCGCGCCTCCTCCGTCCGATCGCGCCGACGGGACGCTTGCATCATCTCGCCGCTGACGCATGGCAGGCGATGAGAGCCGCCGCTCTCGCTGACGGTGTCCGACCGTTCAAGCCGACGTCGAGCGCTGACACTTATCGACCGCTCGCCGATCAGCGTCGACTATTCCTCGCCCGGTACACGCTGAACCCGCTCGAGGGACGTCCGACGGTGGTATGGGAAGGCAAGACGTACTACTTGCTTCCTCGTATGGCTCAAGCGGCTCGACCCGGGACGTCTAATCACGGTTACGGTATAGCCGTCGACGTGTGGGGATCCTCCGGCGCTCGTCTTGAGTGGCTCGAGAAGAACGCGCTCCGGTTCGGTTTCTCTTGGGAGTTCCGCTCCGGTGCTGAGCCGTGGCATATCCGCTACTTCAGAGGCGACAAAGTCCCGCCCGCGGTCCGGAGATGGAAAGAGGCTCAAGCGTGAACGACACCGTCCTCGTCGCGATCATCTCCGCGCTCGGCCTAGTGCTTGCTTCGGCGCTTCCGGCGGTACTTGTTCAAGCGTTCCGACGCGAGAATGCCCAAGATCACGCCACCGTCCGGACTAGGCTCGACTCTATCGACGCCCATATAGGCGTCGTGGAGGCGAAAGTCGAGCACGTTCAACTCGGGCTAGGGACGCACCTCCTCGAACATCAACGAGAGGAGTTAGACGATGGGGATACTCGACGAACTTAACTCGAAGGCGTCACAACTTGACGAACTTCGAGCATGGCTCGCAAATCAACCAGAGAAGGACCGGGACGAGTGGCGTGTCGCATTAACCGACACCCGCTACTCATGCGGAGCCGTAGCGCGGCTACTCACCGCTAAAGGCTTCCCGTGCAAAGATAACCTCATCTACCGATATCGCCGAGCGGAGGCTTTCAATGTCACTAGATAACGATCTCATCCTCGCCCAACAATTAGAGGAACTACAAGGCGCACTCAAGCGCGCACAGTCAGCACACGCGAAAGAGAAACTCAAGACCGACCAGATAGTCGCCGCGGTATATCAAGCCGCGAAGGACGCCGCGGTAGCCATTAAACCGCCGAAAGTCAGCAAGCCTGCAAAAGACACACGCAAGAACAAGGCAGAGGTCGCGCTCATTCATGCGACCGACTGGCAACTCGGCAAGAAGACCGCCTCCTACGGTGTCGATACATGCGGCGCACGAATGGAAAAGTTCGTCGAGAAGGTCACGCATATAACTGACATTCAGCGCAAGCATCACCCGGTAAGGGAAGCCGTGCTCATGCTCGGCGGAGACATGGTCGAGGGACTCGACATCTTCCCCGGTCAAGCATGGGAGATCGAGGCGCACCTCTTCGAGCAACTCTTCGAGGCGGCTCGCATCATCGAGCACATGGTCCGACACCTTGACGCGCACTTCGAGCGCGTCCGCGTGATATGCGAGTTCGGTAATCACGGACGTATCGGGCGCTACGGCGTGAACCCGCGCGGCGACAATATCGACCGCATGGCCTACAAGATCGCCGAAGACCGCACGAAAGACCTAAAGGCGGTTTCGTGGCAGTCGTCCGATGACTGGTATCAGCACTTCACGATCGGGAACTATCGCGTCCTACTCGTACATGGTGACGAGATACGCACCTACTCCGGGACCCCGCTCTTCGGCATCATTAAGCGCGTTACCTCTTGGGCGGCGCTCACGATTGCGAAGGGCTCTGTCCCTCCGTTCGACGACTGCTATATGGGGCATTGGCATAACCCGGCGTCGATCACGATCGGCAACGGAAACCGCGTCTTCATCACCGGATCACCCGAATCCGGCAACGTGTACGCGCAAGAGCATCTTGCCGCGCAAGCCCGACCAAGTCAACGCTTGCACTTCATCGACCCCGAGGAGGGCCGCGTCGCTTCGGAGTATGTGATATGGCTCGATTAGAAGCGCACCCGATCTACGTCGAATGGAAAGACGCGCACGGCGTCGCGCACGGATGGACCGCACTCGACGACATCGAGCCCGACCCGGCGATCATCCACTCGATCGGCTATCACCTCCCGGACCTCAAACCCGGCCACTACTGCATAGGACAGTCCCTCGACGACTCCGGAAACGTCGACTCAGTCCTATGTATCCCGGTCGAAATGGTGCTCCGGATCGTCACTATCGGAAATCCACCACTAACCCGCTAATTCTTGCTACCGTCGAAATATCGCACTATCTGAGGAGGTACAAGCGATGGAAACCCCGCAAGTATGGCTATACGAACGACTCGAGGGACACTCGGGCGGCCAGTCGGTTAGACTCGCCCTATTCCGAGAGCCCGGTACGGGTCGCGTACAGAAGGCAATAGTCGAATACCGTCACTCAAATCATCCATCCGTTCAATGGTCCGATCCGGTCGTGCTCGAGCACCGCAAACCCGGAGCGCCGTCGTGAACCCGGTCGCGCTTCTCCTCGCGGCCCTCGGAACCGTCGGAGCGGTCTTCTTGGCTAACTCTCCCGAGCCGGTCGACCCTCCGGCGGCTCCCGTGGCGACCGTCTGGGAGGCTTACACCTACGGCGAGATACCCGCCGGAGCCGAGACAGCCTCTCAGACGAGCGTAGAGCCCTCTACAAGCGTCGAAAAGCAAGCCGAGGGACGTTGCACCGACTGGTCCGCTTACGCGGCCTCTATCGGCTTCCAGACGGCTGAAATCGACATACTCGAGCGCATCCTCTGGCTCGAGTCCCGTTGTCAGCCGGGAATAGTCGGCGATGCGGAGCACGGCGGCTCGTATGGGCTCGCACAAATCCATACACCGACTTGGTGCAAACCGTCGAAGTATTGGCCCGAGGGCTATCTCCAGACGCATGGCGTCGTACTCACGTGCGACGACCTCTTCGACGTCCGAATGAACCTACAAGCCGCGTATGCGATCTTCGTTTATGCGGGACGCAGTTTCCACCCGTGGAGCACCTACAAACTCATCGGAGGCACGAAATGATTACCCGGCAAGAATGGCAAGAACTCACACTCTCGGAACGGCTTCTCGAGCACTACGTCCGAATCGAAGCAGGCGACGAGACGCACCTACTACGAGGCGACCTACTCGAAGCGCACCGTCGACTAATCGAACTCGAGAACCTACTAACGAACGTGCAAGCGGAACTCCTCCGCCTCGAACAAATCCACTCGGTCTACTGATGCGCGTCTACCGTAAAAGTCCCGCAGTCGACAACGTGCTCCGCACCGCCGACGACCTCGTGCACAACGACAGAGGAAACCGCTACTCGGAGCCGCACGACGACTACGGGCGCGTCGTCGACATCTTCCGAGCGATCACCGGACACGAACTCACCGCCGAAGAGGGAGCGCTCTTCATGGTCTGTGTGAAACTCGCGCGCCTAGCCCATAATCAGCAACGAGGCGAACTACACCTCGACAGTCTCATCGACGCCGCCGGGTATCTCTGGTGCGTCGGCGAAATCATGGACCACTCCGGCTATGGCATCGTCTGAGAAGCGCAAAGGCAACGCCGCAGAGCGCGCCGTAGTCGACTACCTACGTCGACAAGGCTTCACGCAAGCCCGCCGCACTCAAGCCGGAACCCGCCACGACGTCGGAGATATCGACGGCGTCCCCGGCTTCGCAATCGAGGTTAAGAATCACGCCCGCCTCGACCTCGCCGGATGGGTGAACCAACTCATCGCCGAGATGAACGCTAAGGGTGTCGAGAACGGCGTAGTCATTGCCAAGAAGCGCGGGACTACCGATCCGGGCGAATGGTACGCCATTACTCCGTTACGCCTATGGGCTAAGATGCTCGACCAATAACTAGAAGAGGAGAAGACCGTATGAACGACCCAGTCGTAGACGCTTACCGCAATCTCGCGGAAGCGTT